GGTCTGAGCCTGGACGCTCACCCCGCTCGATGCCATGCTCGAAGCTAATCGGCACGACGTGACCGGCATCAATGAGCGCCTGCGTAGTCTCGGCAATGTGGCGGAGGTCTCCGGGGCTCAGGTCGAACACCTGGGCGCCGCCCTCAATGTCGAACAGTGGGCCGGGGCGCATCACGTGGAGCGGTGCCTCTGCCTGTGCGCCGGCCGACATCTCGATGAAGCTGCCGAAGGTGTCGGCCGTCCGCGCATACTCGCCGGCCTCACCGCTTCGAATCTCGCCGGCCTTCTTGTCAATCCAGGCGCGGCCCTCGTTGTCCGAATCACTACCCCACAACAACCAGGCAACATACGCCGGGCTGTAGCTCGGGGGCTCGTTCCACTCATCAGGGTCGGTCATTGAGTCGCGGTCTGCTTCATGGCGCGCGAACCATGCGGAGGCCTTCAGTACCTTAGCGTGAGGCCACTCTCCGGACTCTGCGCCAGCGCGCGCAGCCTTAACGGTGGCCGGCTGCAGACCGTCACCAGAGAGCCCGGACTCATGCAGCTCGAGACCCTTGCGAAGAGCTGAAATGACAACCCTGGGCAACTCACACCTATCATCTGGCGCCAGCTCAATAGGGTCGGTTTCTCTCGAGCTGGTGACCTCACACTCTGCAGGCTCGACGGAAGCCCGGAACCCTTGATCCTCAAGCCACCGGCTGAACGTGTCAACCGTCCAGGCTGACGAGTGTCCGAGGATGCTGACCAGGTCCTGTTCGTTGTTGTCGTCGTTGACGGCATACAGACCGATCACGCCTTCGGGCCAACCCTCGACCGCTTTGCGTTCAAAGATCAGGAAGTCGTCGATCTGGCTCTGGTTGGCCTCGTGGTAGAACATGGGCGAATCATGGCGGGCGGTGTTCACGTCTGGCGCTCCTGACAGCTCGGCCGCGACCTCTTTGATCCAGTCCGCTCCGCGCTGCTCTTCTCTCGGGTCATCTCCCCAACAGAGACGGGCCGCGAGGGGTCCCGGCTCGAGGTCTACATCCTTCCGGGAGAGGAAGGCGTCCGCCCGCTTGATCTTGCTTGCTGACCACTCCCCGGAGTCGAGAGCCTTGCGGGCTTCTTTAACCGCTCTGGGGTGTAGCTCTCCGCCCCCGTTGCCTTGCTCGTACAGCTTCACACCCAGGGCGATGGCCTGGAGAATGAACTCCGGAAGGGTCACGCCCGCCGGCTCTGGCGCGGGCTCTGGCGTGGGCTCTGTGTTGATGGCGTTGGGGTTATCGGTAGCGGCCACCACATCGCAGGCGTAGCCGTTCCGCTCGAGCCAGATCTTGAAACTCTGAGGGGTCCACTTGTTCCGGTCGGCGCGAACGCTGATGACCTCGGACTCTCCGTCAGTAGTGCCAAAGATAAACGCAATACCGTCGACCGCTTCCTGTCTGTAGTGGGTCTCGTATGCTTCCGGGTTCCGCTGCTGCGCGACGTGCTCGTTAACCTGTGGCGTCATCAGTCTTCACGCTCCACCAGGCGATCAACAAACTCATTCGGGGCTGGCTCAGACTCGCCAGGGTTCTCGGCCTCTCGCTGGCCTGCCGCCGTCCTCAATCGCCCGCCCGCCTGGGCAGCTAAACGATCAACGACGCCGGGGGAGTCTTCGGCCGGTGGGGGTAGCTCGGACGCTGCTCGGATGGCGCGCTCGTCCTCTGGGCCGATGGTCAAGATCTGGTTTTGTACGAAGCTCGAGAAGGCTTGTGCGTTCTGCTGCCACCACGGAGCGATCACGCTCCCGCGCTCAAAGCTCACGATCGGATATTCGTCCTCACTGAGCTGGCTGAAGTTGGCCCGCATGAAGCGCCGAAGCGTCTGGCGGTTCAGCGCACCCAGGCACCACTGGAGAACGTCGATCGTGGCGTCTTCCATCACTCGGCTCTGGGTCTGAACCATCGAGCGGGAACCGTTCGACTCACGCCCCTGGATGACCCATGCGATGTACAGCCGCTCGGCCATCGCGCGCTCATGGTACTCAACGGAGCGGATGAGGGGCGCCGGGTCGTAGTTGTGTTGTCTGGCCATCTCCTCGAGTGACCACCATGACGGGAACAGGACGGAGGCGTTCTCGTGGCTGTGCAGGTCCTTCAGTTGCTCCTGCATGTGCGACAGCTCGGTCGAGTAGTCGTCACGGGTTACAGGCCCGCCGCTCTCTCCTGATGCGTACTTGCTGAACAGTTCGACATCGAGCTTTCCGCGCTGTGGTGGGGCCGCATACCGAGCGGCGAGGACGTCCTCAAGCGCTAGGCGCATCTGGGCGCTTCGCCAGTTACCGTACACAGGCCGGAGGACGGAGCGCCCGTCATACCAGCCGACGTCCGGACGGTGAACGAGCCAGAGCATTTGACCGCGTGGAATGCTTCGAGTCTCAAGCCCTCCGCGTCCGACCGCTACCCGCTGAAGTAGAGACACCATCCGCTCGGTGCCCTGCTCGGTGACGTATGCGTCATAGGACTCCTGGCGGCGCCGGTGTAGGTGGCACCAGTTGAGGCCGGCGGCCTCGTCATAATGCCAGCTTTCAGCCATGGCCACATTGCCATAGATTCGGGCGCTCATCAGGTGTTGGAGTAGAAGCTCCATCGTCATCTCTTCGCCGAGGTGACCACCTGAATCCTGATACTTACCAACCCCGAGCCAGCGTTCGACAGCGTCGGCCGCCTCCTCGCTGGTGTCCTCACTGCGAAGCACTGACAGACGGACAGCGGTCACGCGCCCTGTCAGGTACTCCTCAGCCAGCGAGAGTATGGGAGAGGTGCGCAGCATCCGACCAACGAGCAAAGCCCGAGCCCGTGGTGCTGACCATTCGTTGTGGTGTTCGAAATCCCGACCGACTCGGCCGGCAACAAGTGGCGCGCCAGAGTACCCAGGCGGACGCCCTGGCAACTCCTCCGGAAGCTGTAAGAGCTTCTCAGCTTTCTCGCTCGCGACCGTGTAAAGAAGAGACATTCACACACCTGTAGCTATCGGTGTGCTTTATCTTACACGAACGCACATAAATCGACCACCCCTTGTGCGTTTTTTGCTCAACAACTAGAGCAACTCACCACAGTGTGGACATCTCGAGGCCTCAACCTCTGGCGCCCCCTCCTCCTCCGTGGGGTCCGTACCGAGCACGAGGTCGACCACGTTGGGCAGGTCTAGCGCCTCGAGTTCGTCATCAAACCAGAACTGCCTCAGGTCTATCTGGTCAGACAACCAGCCGAGCGATTCTTTATCCCACTCGAGACCGACCTCGGATGTCCGGTTGTCGGCGACAGCTAGCGCGCGCCCCTGTGGGCTGTCGAGGTCGATGTCGGTCCGCTTGACTACCACCAGCCGGCGCCCGTCACTCTCGACCAGCACGGCGTCATCCAGGCCTATCGAGCCGGCGGCCTCTGCGGTCTTGTTCCCGGCGATGATTCGCCCGTTCTTATCAACGAGGATGGAGCGGCCCGCGCCGAACTCGCGGAGGCTGTGCTCAATCATCCCGGCCCCTCGCGGTGTACCCTTGTTCGCGTTCAGGTCGTCCGGTGTCAGCTCTTCAAGTTTGATCTTCTTCATGCTGCCTGTGTCACCCCTTCGCACTTCTCACACACCCCGGCGTACTCCTGCAGGTGGTCACATTCGAAACACATCCAGACGCCTGGGCCGTGACAGCCGCATTCGCAGTCCGCCCAATGAACCCCGCAGTCATCACACCAGCGCTCGCCACAGCACCCGCACTGAGAGACACCCTCGAGATGGTCGACCGCTTTCCAGTTACTCACAGATGTCCACCTCCACCGCTTCCGGCTCGAGCTGCCGTTCGTGTTGGGCCTTCCATGCGAAGATGAGAGCGGTGGCCAGAGCGGCCAAGAGTGCAGCTTTGAGCCTATCCATTCGACACCTTGCACGGTCGGGGATATAATTATGCACACGGTGTGCAATAAATGCACAGGGAAAAACATGAACCGCAAAGCGTACAAAATGAACGAGATCAGGCCGGTGGCCTTTGAGATGCTTGCCGACGGCATCAGCCCGGCGGATGTATCTCGACAGCTGGACGTCCACCGCACGACGATCGTCCGCTGGATGAAGTCCGGGGCCTACTCCGAGTTCCTGGTCAAGCGTGAATCAGAAGTGAAGCTACACCCGGAGGAGCCAGCCGCAACGGTACCCATTCACGGCATCAAGGCGGACTCACACCGAAAGGCCGAGTTCATGAAGGCGCTGCGGGCAACCGGTCGGACAGACGTGGCGGCCCTCTACGTCTCAGCTACCCCGGAAGATATCTACAAGTGGACCGTGACCGAGGCGTCTGGACTGCGTGCAAAGTCGGAGACCTACCTCAAGATTGCGGCGTTATGCTGGGAGATTGCACACAGCGACGACGCGAAGCCAGCGGACAGGCTCAGAGCGGTCGAGATGGTGCTCAAGAACTCGGACTGGAGAAGCGACGCGCCGGCGGTCTCCATCGAGATACAGCAGGCAGAGACGAGCGACGGACGGACCCCGGTTCAGATTATGCTGGAGGGTATGCGGTCCGAGCTGGAGCGGTTCGAGGATGTTGACCTTCTCAACGTGGTCGACGTGGAGGCCGCACAATGATCCCAACGCTGAACGAAGACGGGGCGGCGAAGTTCGACCCGGAGCAATGGAAACCGAACGCAGCTCAGGCGAAATTACTGTCTCTCTTCCTGGCGGGGAAAACTCCGATCGCCCTCTGTGGTGGCTGGGGCTGTGGGAAGACGACGGCCACCGCGTTCATCATCCAGGCCGCATTTGAATCGAACCCCGGAGAGGACGGGATCATCGTTACGGACTCGATGGCACGAGGGGCGCGGACGGTCGGCGAAGAGTTGGCCCGGTTGCTCGCTCCTATCGGGTGGACCTTCAAGCACTTCAGCAAGGGTGTACCGGCTCCGCATTGGCTGAGTCCAGAGGTCAACGGCAATCAATCGAAGGTCTGGATTCTCAGCTGGAAGAGGCCCAGCACGCGGGCAGCCGCTGCGAACTCAATCGAGGGCCCCTCTGTAGGGTATGCCATTCTTGACGAGGCCCAGCAGATGATGGACGAGGAGGTGGCGGTCGCCATGCTCGGACGTATCCGCTCAGGGCGTGGGCAGCTGATCCTGATGGGGAAGCCCACATATGACCCCTGGTGGATTCGCCTGGCTAACGAGCGAGGGGGCGCCGGCTTCTACGCGTCGAGCGCTTGCAATGCCCATAACCTCCCGGATTACGAAGCCTGGCGGGGTCAGCTCTCAGAGCGTGAGGTCCGTGAAAACCTCGACTGTATCCCGACGCCTCCAGAGGGTGCCATCCTCGACAGCTGGGAGCCGGTGCCCTACCCGGCTGGGAACCTGGCGCCGGCAGGATGGAAGCCCGAACCCTGGATGCGGACCGTGGTGGCGTTTGACTTCGGCGTGCGCTACCCCGCCGCCCTTGTCATCAGTCACGACCCGCGCATCGGGGAGGCCGGCGCGGACGTTATCTGGTCAGAGGCTGCGCCGGATGGTGCGTCAGTCTTCGATGTGTGCCGTATACTGCGCGCTGGGCGGCCTTCTCAGGGTATCGCAGGGGTATGGCCCCAACACATCAGCGGAGGTCCGGAGGATGCCATCCCCGTCTCTGTAGCGTTCGGTGATAAGTCAGGCCGCGCCCGGCGTGATGATGCTGGCCTGTCCAGCGCGTTTGATGATGTGGCCCAGCACCCGAGCGTCGGAGGCATGGGGCTCCGTGTGCACGCTGTGACCGATGAGCGGACGAACGTGATCGCAGGGATTAAGGTGCTCTGGCGTCTCATCTGCGACAATCGCGGGCGGCGCTCCTTGCTCTGTAGTCAGGAGCTGTGGAACGCAGGCAGACAGCAGGCAGGGCGCTCCATTGCTGCGTCTATCCTGGGGTACAAGTGGCAGAGGGGGTCAAAAGACGTGCCGGTAAAGGGTGGGCCTGGTCAGTTCGACCACCACATTGACGCGCTCAGGTATTGGGCGGTCAATCAGCACTGGCCGCAGACGGTCGGCATCACCGAAGCGCGCGACGCCTTCCGGTCAATGACTCGTACCTCTGGGCCGTATCAACCGGGCGGAAATGTGGGCGTTGATAGGTGAGCCCCAGATCAGTCTGGTCGCCCTATGTTCTGGTTGATGATTCGATAGATCTGGCTGGTGTGCAGTGGCTTCCCGCTGCGACCTGTAACCCCTGACGCCTGAAGACGTCGCTGGATGTAGCTCACTCGCGCGCCGCTCCTCCTCAACTCAAGCACCTCGGCGATAATGGACTGCTCAGCCTCGCATCTCACCAACTCGCCGGCGCTGTTCATCTGATAACCGAGCTTGACAGTTCCGCCGGTACCTCCCAACGTCGGCCGGGCTTTGCTCTGTGCCTTCTTCTTCCGCTTCGGGGGCATGCTGTATCCGCCTTCGATGTGGGTCAGCGTCCCCTTGCCAACGCTGGACGCGGTCTTTTTGGAGACACCCGCCTGGTTGTTCTTCTTCCCGCGCATGCTCCGGCTGTACTTCTCGTTGATGCTGACTGGGAGGCCCATCGGCCCGTGTTGGTCTCCTGGCTTCATGGCTTAGCCTCCGGCAGCAACCAACGGATCACGGTGCCCGATGGGTTGGGCCTGTTCAGCCAGATGAACCAGCCATACTCGCTGCTATCCGTCCGCCCCCATCGGAAGCTCGGCCGCTTCGACAATACCCCCAGGCCGTGCGGAGGATTGCGACGGAGCAGGGCGGAACGCTTCCGTGATGCCAGGAACCCCAGGCGGAGCAGGGCGCACACGCTCGCAGCCTCGTCGATACCCTTCTTTATCCACGTCTGTGCGTCCTTATACGGCGGGTTCATAAGGATATTCTCACCGCGCCAGGATGCCGCCAGCCCGTCCCCCTGGATGACCCACTGCCCCCGGCGTCCGGCCTCGTGTGCCAGCTCCGGGTCCAGCTCAATGCCGCGCACAGGCTTGTAGCCAAACCGGCCCACAGGAGCCAGCAAGGAGCCAATCCCCGCGCACGGGTCCAGGGTAGGCTGGGGCAGCTGTGGAAACTCGCGGTAAAGGGCAGAGACTGCCCACTCCGGCGTCGGATAGAAATCGCGCGGGTCCCTCTCGGTTCGCACGTCGTCAAGTATTGGGATCACTTTCTCCCCTCCAGTAGTGTGAGTACAATTCGAGCGGCCTCCACCTGGGCAACCCGCCCCGGTTCGCCTGATGGCGCCATGAGCTGCGCGCGCAGTACGCTGACAGACAGTTCTCGCAGGCTCGGAAGGCCTAACGGCTCCGGCTCGGGTTCGTTGGTCGTTAATGCTAGGCACTCGCGGACCTCGTCATATGAAAGGCCCTTCTGCCGCAGACGGTCCACGAGGACCGCCGCCCTGGCTGCGTCCGCGCTGTACGTGTTGATCATGCCCTTCCCTTGCGGGTGCTTCTCTCTCGTGGGCTCATCCACAAGACCAAACTGCACCCAGCGGAGGAGCGTCCGCGTTGACTTCTGCGACAGCCTGCTCATCAGCTCATCGGTCGTGATCCTCTTGCCCGGCGTTTCGATCTTTGGTGACTCTAGGCACTCTTTGACCTGCTGAAAGGTCAAGCCCGTCCGCACGAGCTGATCAACCTCTTTCGCCTGGGAGAGGGCGCTCTCCGTGTACACGTACATATTCCCCCTGCCCTTGGGGTTCGGCACCCACTCAGGGGGATCAACCAGCCCGTGATCAACCATCCGTTTCAGTGATCGAGATGTGCTGATCGATAACTCCGCGAGGACGTCCTCCGTTGAATACTTTGGCTCAGCGCTCACCAGTGCCCCCGATCAAGGCCATGGCCATCCGCGCGGCCTCCATCTGCGCCAGACGCTCCGGCGTCGTCTGTGGATCCTGCATCTGCAGCGCGAGGGTGTGGAGCACTAGCCCCCGAACGTCGACAGTCTGATCCGGCACAACGCATTGAAACGCCTCGTCTCGCCGTCGGCGCCGTTCCGTCCGCCGTCGAAGGCAGCTGACGCTGACGGAGAAGGCGCGTGGTCAGAATTGCCGCTCTACGACGGTAGAAAATGGGACGCCGAGGCGTGTGCTCTCGCGCCGACGCTCAGCCGGCTCTTACAGACGGCCGATGGACGGGCTCTACCAGAACTGGGCGCCGCGCCGCCGCCCGACTCGCCTCGTCCTAATTTGTGCGGTACGCCCGTGGTAGCTACGGTACTGCGTCTCGCGCCGGGTGCGAACATGTTACCGCACTGCGGCGTGACGAAT